TTTGCAATTTAAAGCCATTTGTCAGATGGCCTATGCCCAATACTGGTGAGATACAGTTTGTGGTGACGAATGATGAAGATTGCTACGGCTCTTATGTATTTNATAATGTTCATATAATAACTATTAGTAAGGCAAAATGCGCTCATTTTGAAACGATCCTTAAGACACTATGCCATGAGCTGATCCATTTAAAGATTGCAGGACCAACAGGTGATAGAAAAGGATGGGATCAACACGACTATAAGTTTAAATTATACTCTAAACAAGTTGCTGATGAGTTCGGGTTCGATCATTTGGAATTATAGGAGTTTTAAAGTTTGATCCAGTAAGGTTTGCTCGTCAATGCCATAGCGAGCTTCAAATCCTTTTCTCCCAAGTCCATGAATACTGGAATTTCCCCTATGATGTTCTGGGCAGAGGCCAATGACTTCGCATAAATCTCTTTTTCCACCAAATCGTCTAATGTGATGNATTTCACATTCTGTTTCGCCCAATTTAAGGTAGCGACAGAGAGAGCATCCAAGTCTTGCAATTTTGTCATAGTGTTGTTTTTGTTCTTTTTTCATTTGAGCATCTTATCAACCTGCCTGGCGTTTGCTTGCTCAGTTCTCCAAGTTTCCCATCGCATCTTAGCACATTCTAACTTCCATTTTAAAAGCTCTACGTTCTCAGTAGCTTCTCCTATACCTTTACAATGTGTCTGATATTCGTCAGAAGCGTAAGCATCCATTTCTTTAGCAGCAATTGATGTCTGTGTACTCTGTTGCATCTTTAACGCCTTTAATGACGATTTAAACGCTTCTAATTGAGCAAGTTCACCTTTAGCTTTAGCAAATAAAGTTACGTTTTCCCAAATAAACTCAATACATTCGTTAGGATCAATCATTTGGCAGCTAACCCTAATCCAATATTGCCTATAAAATATCCTATAAAACTAATCCCTAAGCCCATATTACCCTTTTGGATTTGCTCAATAGCAACAGCTAAATAAAGTAATCCTACCCCCCAAATTAACCACCTACTCATACCATTCCCCTTTTTGTCCTGTATTACCTTTTTTAACTTGATCTTTAACATCAATTTGTAGTGCAATTTTTCTATTTTGAATAGCTGGCATATCAAAAAATTTCATAACAGGTGTCCATCCATGCTCTTTAGCTATTTTAATTAACCACCTTACTTCGCACCGATGACGTTCTTTTTCTATATCTTTCATAATGTGTAATATATGCTACATTTATTTAGTTTCGTTTAATTTAGCTTCTAACTCACGAATAATTCGTTTTAATTCTTCGTTTTCTTTAGCCAACTTTGATACTTGTTGATTAAGCTGAAACAACATTTTATGAGTAAAATTATTCATTTGCCTCTTTAATCCCTTGATTAATAACTTCCATAACTTGCTCAAAAGTATATAAAGGTGTTCCTGTAAAGTCTTTAGTCGGGCCTAAACATTCGTCAAAACTCCAATGTAATGAACCATGTCGGTCGTTATATGTACCTAACCAGGCAGTTGCAGTTAACGACTCTAATATACATACCATGTTATGTTTTATATCGTTAGTCATTTCTCACTCGCTTTCTTTAACACTTCTCTACACGCTTGGATTACGTTTTGTGGAATGTCCACCGCTTGTGGATAAATAGCACGATTGCAATCATAACCACGCTCATAAGGTAGGTGACTAAGAAGTATGACAAACCAACAAATAAACGCTGCAAAGATTCCTGAATATACATATCTCATTACTTTCCCCAAGTTCTATTGATAAATTCTTTAAGATTAAGCACTTCTTGAATAAGTAAGCGCATCATATTCGCAGCGTCTGACTGATCTCTAAAGTCTAATATTTGAGCCAGTTCTTTAGCTTCCTTAAGATCAATCATTTAGTTGATCCTCCGTAAAGAGTCTTTTCTAAATCTTTAATAATTTGTGATTGTTCTGTATATCCGATTACATAGCCTTGTGAAAAAGATGTAAACATAACCTCATTGTCCTTAAAATCAGGAAATAAAGCATCGAACTTACTCTTAATTTGTTCTTGATAATAATTCATATATTCCCCCCTTAAGAAGAATATATATTAAGTAATCTTAAATATCAATTGATTTGTATAAATACAACTGTATACGTTTTATGACTATATATATAACAGTAATTTAACTTCCTGATCGGTTTGAGCAAGACTAGCCTACCTTAATTCAATAAGCTAACCTTACATGACTTCCTAATTCGGAATCGCCATGACCGACAGTCGTTCGATGCACAGGCACTATCTTCGCCACCTGTTTTGTGCTATTTCAGCATCTTCCCTCTAGTAACACTATCTTCTTTAATCGCTACGATGTCGTTAGAGCCGCCAACTAAAGAATAAAAATTTATTTTAACTCAGGCCAAATAATTTGCCAACCCCTCGGAAATAAATCTTTTCTGGTGATTAATCCATGCGATTTTTCTTCTAAGGTCGCAGCTAAGTAAATCATTCTTCCAGATGGGATCGTAGAGTCCTTCCATTGTGCAACTGCTGCTGGAGCAACATTACACATTTTAGCTACTTTGGATGTACCACCGAGAAGATTTATTATTTGATCTGTTGTAAGTTGTAGTGTCATAACTAGAAATCTTAAAGGATTATCCCTAATTAAGCAACACCTTGTATTTTTATTTAAGTTATGTTAATATGAACGTACTACATTTTGTAGTGAGAACTTTATGGAGAATAAACGATGGATAACGATACAAGGCAACAAATGGAACACGATCAGAAATGGGCATTTGAGAGAACAGAAAAAATCTTCGATACGCTTGAAGATGGATTCTCGCTTACTTCTTTAGAGATAGATCATCTACGTCATATGTGTGGCTTAAAAGCAATTGTCAGAGAAGATACAATCAGCAAAAAGTTTTTTCAAGACCTTGCTAACGATTGGGCTGGCATATTTGGAGGTGCAAAATGATTGTTAAAAAAAATACAGCAGCTAAGAAGTTTGAGATTGCACCTGCTGGCAGTCATATGGGCCGTCTTTACTCCATCATAGACTTAGGGACACAAAAGTCTGAGTGGGAGGGTAAAGTTAATTTTTTACGCAAGGTTAAATTTTTCTTTGAGTTATTTGGTAAAGATGATAATGGTAAAGCTCTTGTAACCAGCGAGGGTAAGCCGTTAATACAAACACGCAATTACACCCTTAGCTTAGGCGAGAAAGCTGCTCTACGCATTGATTTACAGTCTTGGCGAGGCAAAGCGTTTACTCAAGAAGAACTTAAGGGATTTAATCTTAAAAACCTATTGGGTAAATTCTGTATGGTGAATATTATTCATACGGATCGTCAGGGGAATACTTATGCTGATTGTAAAGGTTTAAGTCCTGTTCCTAATGCTTTAAGGGAATTAGGCGAGCCAACACCCGTTAATGCTATACGTTACTTTAGCCTGGATGAATACGATCCATTAATTTTTGCTGGACTAAGCGAGGGTTTACAGAAAACCATCAATGAGTCTGCTGAAATGCGTAATGCACAGACTAGCGCAGTAAAAGAGATCAAACGCACCCAAGAACCTTTAGTTGACGATATACCCTTCTGATGAAATATATTGAAAAACTAAACTGGCTAGGTGTAATTGTATTTTTAATTATTTTTTTAATTGCAGTTTTAATAGGAGTTCAAACTTAGGAAAAAACCATGAACCATATCATTCGTCAAGATGCAAAAGGACTAGCTCAACCCATAACCCTACCAACGCAAGTCGATGGTGAAGAAGTGATTTACGGATTTACTTCTTATGATTTACAACAATTCGTAGCCAGGATTGTGCATAGGTGTTCTAGTTTGACGAATGATGTGCGTACTAAGCAGCTCATAGAAACGATTGCAAATTAAGGACAAAATGATTGTTAAAGAAAAGATTGATACAGGACATTGGTATAAACCAGATGGAACTCCTGCCTATACAATTATTGGTAAGAACGGTCTAGAAAGAGGCACTACGCTTAGGGATGCTAAGACTGAGGGGTTATTACCTTCGGTGACTACTATTCTTAATATAGCCGCTAAACATGGCTTACAAACGTGGCTACAACAGCAAGTTCTTATGGCTGCCTTAACTTTACCTAGAAATGAGGGCGAAGCTGAGCCTGACTGGATGGATCGGGTAATGCTTGATGCTAAGGAACAGGGAAAACAAGCAGCTAATCGAGGTACTAAGATTCATGCGATCATGCAAGCATATTATGAGAATGTTGGATCACCAGAATGGCCCGATTATGTTCATAAAGTAAATGCTTTGCTAAATAAGACTTTTGGTGAGAAAGATTGGCAAACTGAGCAGTCTTTTGGATGTTATTTAGGATTTGGCGGTAAGCTAGACTTAAGCTGTGATGGTGTCATTATAGATTTTAAGACTAAAGAAGTCCCCTTAGAATCTGTCGTTCCATACCACGATAATATCATGCAATTAGCTGCGTATCGCATTGGTATACAGCAACCTAACGCCAGGTGTGCGAACCTGTATATCAATGCCTTAACCAATGAAGTAAAGATCGTAGAGCATACGCAAGAACAACTTAACGATGCTTGGGAGTGTTTTCAATTCTTATTGAGTTTTTATAGAAAAAAGAATAAACTGTAAATACCCCCACTTTCGTGAGAAGTGTTTAACCCTCTTAATTGAGGGTTTTTTTTGCCTAAAAACAACATAGGGTTTGTCCTAATAAAATAATTGTTGCAATATCNTTTAAGTTTACTTAAACTGTATTTACTCCAATAAGGAGTGAGAAAAATAAGGAGCAACANAATGAATCAACTAACAAACATTAGCGCATTATCAGTAGATACACTCGGTGGTTTATTAGCACANATCGCTGACTTAACTAAACAAGCAGATATGATCAAGGATTCTTTAAAAGATCAAGCAACAGCACCCAATGGTTCTAAANTNTTTGAGGGTGCATTATTCAAATCAACAGTCATTGAGTCNAATCGTGCTGTAGTCGATTACAAANCTCTCTTAGCGTCTTTAAANGTAGAAGCTAACGTAGTAGCTCAATTCACTAAAACAACTGCTGTATTCAGCGTTAAAACTACGAGCAAATAATTATGGACACATTAATTGACTACTTATTAGGTGCAGTTTTTGCGGTATTTGTAGGAGCTTTACTTTCTTTAACTTACATTTATAGAACTGGAGGTTTTTAATGACTCAGCATCAAATCATTTTAGAATTAGCTAAGAAGCGTTGGATAAGCCCTTTAGACGCTTTTTTAAATGGTGGTGGTATGAAACTATCAACTAGGGTTGGAGAACTGCGTAAAGCTGGCTATACGTTTGTTGATAAGTGGCATAAAAGTAAAGAATATAAACTTTATAAATGCGTAGGAGAACCTAAATGACAACACCAGCCAAAATACTTGATCCTCAGCGTTTTAAATGGATTCCTAGTACACAGACTAATGTCTTAAAGACTTGGGAACGATTTGGGTGGGAACGACCTTCTAAATCGTTATGGTATCAGGAAAAATGGAGTTTTTATAAACTTTAACCAATCATTTGAGAGGCCGTAGATTGCACATCTGCGACTCTCTTTAACCATCCTTTAATGTATATAGGATTATTAAGGTTAATGTAAAAAAGTGATTTAGCGTCAGTAAACTTCTGTAATAGTTCTTTTTCGTCAGCAGCGTGAATTGAAGCTAAAGTTACTGGTCCAAATACACCATCAGCGTTTACTCCTAATGCCTTTTGTATTAATTTTCTTGATGCAGATGGCCCAGCATTAATAGCAAAGTCAAACGCTGCGTAATCAATTCCGCCTGGCAGATCATCACCATGTACTGCATCCCAATAGTTTTTCTTATATAAAGGTTTAACGTCATTAGGCGTTAACTTTTTCATATCTTCTTGCGTTAGCGGATGACCGACATACTGTTCATAGTTATATTGAGTACATCCCCACATAGTCGATCCTTCACGACCATCAGGTAAATGATTACCCGTATCTCTCTGATCATTACTAAAACCACCTTCGTGACCAATCACTAAGTCAAATGATTTATTAAAGTTATCAAGCATCTGCTTTCCCCACATAAAGTCCAGTAATTAAACCAATAAAACCGCCCGTAATTGTTTGAAAACTAGGGCCAATAATTGCTAAGATAGGCTCATTTGGTATTGCTGGATCAAATATAGCGATCACAAAAGTACCTACAAGACCAACTACAACAAAGCAAAGTGTCATGGTGATCCATAATATAATTTTTTGTGTCATTTAGAGGCTACGCCTTGTACCTTTTCAAAAGTTCTAAGTCCACCCATTCCAAGCATACCCATTAACAATTGCCACAAGTTATCGTCAAGCCCTGGCATTGGAGGTACGGCATAACCTAAAGTCGTTAGAAACCACGTTAAAAGAGGTTTTAAGAGGTATTGATACGCAAGTGCTAATGCACATACCCAACCGCAACACGGACGCCATCCTGACACGAATATAGATGAACTAGCGGCTTCAGTCTTGTTAATATCAGTCTGGGCAGTCATAATAGCTAACTGACCTGATTGTTGTAATTCTAATAATTTGAGTTTGGCATCCGCAGCTTGAGCAGGATCAGGAAACAACTTATTAATTAAGGTTGTCCCTAAATCTAACGCTGCCGAGATTGGATCAAGTGACATTATTTCACCACAAAATAATGAGAAAGAAAACCGACTAATGAACTAATGCCAGATACTACCATCATGCCTACCCAAAAGCCACCACGACCTTTATTGGCAAGAGCTAACANTTCTTCCATGCCAGCCTCTAACTTATCGACCTTAATAGATAATTGATCCACCTTTTCCCAAAGCTGACCATACTTAACTGGATCAATTTCAAAATCGGCCATATCATTCTTCTTTCGGTAGTTCTGTCGGTATAGCCCCTTGTTCAGATGCTTGTTTTTGCACTTCAGTAATTAACCCAATAACTTCTACAAATGGTTTAGTACCTAAATATTGCATAATAGCGTTAAGTAATTCAGTTGTTAATGTCATCTTATCCATTATTTAGCCTCTAAAGTTGCAATGCGTTGTTTAAGGTCTTGAATTTCTTTAATCATCATAGGCACAAGTTTACTGTAATCCACCGCCATCATTGCTTCAGAGTCTTGTGGTTGATGAACTGCGTACGGTGCAACTTCTACTAATTCTTGTGCAACCATACCGTATGTTTGATGAGTGCCGTCAGTAATCCAATCAAAAGAACGCACCTTAATGTCGTTAATGTTGCCCGATGGTGCGTCAACAATGTTTTCTTTTAATCTGCGGTCTGAAGTTGTGTTATATAAAGTTGCTACAGATGTAGTGGTTATTGAACCAATTTGTGAAAAAGAAGTGCCATTATTACAAAATGAAAATGGTGTCCAACCAACTGTTCCGCTAGTATTGGTCATATATTCACCAACACTACCATTTCCAGTAACAGAAGCTCTTTGGTTTAATGTAGCAACAAAATTAAATTTTGCACTAACAAGTGGAAGTTGGCTTGTAGTACCAACTAAGAAATTACCATTATTATCAAAAATACCTCTAGGATTACCATCACCATCAGATAACACAATGTAGTTACTTGCTGTACGGATGTCTAGACCGCCTTGGTTGCCTGTATATGGGCCAAGAATAGTGTTTTTAGACCCCGTGGTCATAGAATAACCTGAATTAAACCCTAAACAAGTATTTTGAGTTCCGCTTGTTACGCTATAACCTGTTTGCCATCCAAGAAAAGTATTATAAGAATTTGTATTTGAATAACCAGCAGTTTGTCCAATAAAAGTATTTTGTGCGCCTGTTACATTACTATACCCAGCTCCATTACCAACCGCAGTATTAGTAGCAACAGCACCACCACCTTTTCCAACAGTAAGACCTGATATAGAAGCATCATTAGCTGTAGTAAGTGTTGTGCCGTTGAAAGTTAAATTGGCACTACCGACCACTAATCCACTTGTATTATATAAAACTTGAGTAGTTGTAGAAGAACCTACGCCACCTTTAGTAGCTAATACTTGAACTACTCCGCTAGAATCTTTGTAAAACAACTTACCATCGTTTGTGTTAATTGCTAGTTCACCTGCAACTAAATTTCCTGCTATTGGCACATTGGATGCGGTGCTGCTATAGTAGAGGCTGATGGGCGTGA